GGAAAACAAGATACAATAAGTAGCGTAAACCTAAAAGAATAATGGCAACAGGATTCAAATCAGCAACGGTAAGAGCAGCAGACGTACCAGCTACTCAGACGAACTTCCCTACATACGTAGACCTAGACCGACTAGGTATCACAACTCTTGCAGAAGCACAGTCTGTACGTGTGTACGCTGATAGTGCTAAAACTACAGAATGGGCTAGAGAGATTGTGTCTGTAACTGAGATGCACGTTAAAGTTCCTGGTTTAACTTCTACAGTAAGCATGTTTGTCGACTGGGACGGGGTACGCTCTGACTACGCGGTGACGGCTACGTATGGAGCGCAGAATGTGTGGAGTGAATACCTGGCGGTACTGCACTTGGGGGAAGCGGTAAACAACACCACAGACGGGTACCTTGATAGTACTGGAAACGGCTACGATGGGACTGGTAACTCTATGTCAATTAGTGCACCAAGCGGTAAACTATCTGGTCGAGCTCAGTCTTTTGATGGTTCGGCTGATTATATAAAATTAACTGACGGCGTTATTGCTGCTACGCAAGCGACCTCGACCGTATCTGTTTGGTTCAAAACTACTTTTGAGTCAAAAGTTGGTGGGGTGGCAATGTATGCAGAACGGGCGGCTACTGGTCTAAACATATATAAACTAGACTATGGTGACGACGACTCGCCCAGAGAACCGGTTTTGACCTGGCGAAATAACGCTGGCACGCTTAGATTTATTAGACCAGCTGCCACCACGTCTTATAACGACGATGCCTGGCACCACCAGGCTGTCGTAATCAACGGGAATGCTATTACTATATATATTAACAGCAGCAACCAAGCGAGTGGTTCCCTGTCAACCAAATCATTTACCAATAGTGGTTTAGAATCACGAATCGGAGGTGACAAAGCAAGTACCACTTCGTTTTGGGATGGCGCATTGGATGAATTTCGGATTGCGAGCGTAGCCCGTTCCGCCGATTGGACAACCACCGAATACAACAACCAAAACGCTGAGGCTACCTTCTGGGGGACTTGGACGGACGCAGGTGGTGGTGGAGGTGGGGCAGCCCAAGCAGCCCGCCAAGGAGTCATTATGATAATGTAGCGCATTACGAACATGATGATTCATTGGGAAGACCTAGCAGAAGAAGACAGAAGAACCTTTGGTAACGGTTGTACATTTGTACCAGACTTTATCTTTACCGCAAGCTGCCAGATACACGACTTCGTGTATTCTAGGGGTGGCTCACTGTGGTATAAATTCAGAGGTGACTGGCACATGGCCTCTAAGATGTGGTCAGATAGTTACCTCGGGTGGCACTACATAGTTACAATCGTTTACTGGCTAGGACTAACATTACTACCAATCCCTTACCTTATCTTTACCTATGGAAGATGGAGAACAATAGAAGAGATTTTAATTAAAGATAAAAAAAATGCAAGCAGAAGATTATAACAAAGAAGCAGAAGTCCTAAGGTTCCAGTACTTAATTCAGGCCTTGGAAAGAATCGAAAAGACTGGAGAGAAGACGGCTCTGGAAGTAGAATATACAAACGGGAAAGTTAAAAAACTAATCATCTCGATGGTGGCACTGTCTGCATTTTCTGTAGGGTTAGGTGTGGTAGAGGCAGGAAGAGTACTAGCCATATTCTTATAGAGGGAATCAAACACAGGGAGCCTCAGCAATAGCCTGAGACTTCTCTGTTTGCTTGAACAAACGAAGCAATGTTATTAAGTTATATTACAAAACATGAGTGAACAATTAAACCAAGAGTCCTCCCCAGAACAGAGAAGAAGAACAGCCAGTGTTGTCTTTGAAAACTTAGCAGAGTTCTTCTTTGAAAAGGTTGTGTTTTTAAACCTTCTGTTCTCAGACTTAGGAGGTGGAGGCACAACTTCACAGACAATCTTTGGTAAGGATTCTCGTATCATTGATACATCAGGAGGTTTTCTTATGAGGCCAGGTAGAACAAGCAGGTTCCGAGGTTCTATTTACCTAAGAAATCCAAACAACATGGAGGGATACATTCTTTCTCCCGCTGTTTTTGATTCGTTTTCTTTCCCAGCAAGCTTTACCTCTATGGATATACTAAGAGCTTACGCTGGAATTAAGATTCTAAACGGGCAGTTGTTTGCTGTAACTAAACAGGCTGGTGGTTCAGAAGAAGTTTTTCCCATAGACTATGACATTACAATGTTTGACTCGGAATACTCTGACACTTTCTTCCTAGAAATTAAACACTATGTCCAGTTCACAGAGATATTTATTAACAACCAATTCATGGGTAGCTTCTCGTCTAACATGGTAGGTACTTTTAATGAGATTAAAACTTTCTACTCATTCTTCAGTCCAGCCAGAAGCACAAGTGGGGCAAGAGCAAACATTGTTTGTGAGTACCTTCAATTTATACAAGAAAAATAACATATGGCAGATATAATTTTAAACCTAAGTGGTCAAGGGGGACTGGCCAACAACTTTGCTGGTGACACTGACATGGTAACGCCCCGACCTGAGATAAGAACAAATGTTCAGGAGGGACAATTGGCACAAGGAAAGTTTAACCCATACTTTCGGCAGGGCTACCTAGCTCCTGTAGTCACAAACTCAACAGTACTAACACTTGACGTAGCGCTTGACACAGTGCTGACATCTGAGGTGGTTGATACTGTAACTAAAGCTTTCTACTTTGCTGAGCAGGGAAGAAAGATTTACAAAGGAGACTCATTGTCTGACACCTCACTAGTAAATATAACAACTCTAGATACAGGCTTCAAAGTAAACGACCTAGAGATATACACAGTTAACGCTGAAAGAAAGCTGATGTATGTTTACACAAAAGATGAGGGGTTCTTTAGCTTGCGGGCACCGATTGTAGTTAGTTGGCAAATGCAGGCTGTTGAGATTAAACCTGATGGTGTTCTTCCTGTCACAATTGAAGGTACTTACTCAAACTACGGAACCTTTACAACTGACATTGATGTTATTGTACCAGCAAAAAATGGATGTGCTGCGATTGTTGAAATAAGAAACCAAAACGCAGCTCCGACTGCTGTTAATCTCGATGGAGTAGCAATGACTCTTGTTAGCACGGTAAGAAGGGGGGATTCAGGTGCAGACTTCTTTTGCACAACATACTATTTGGGAGACCTAACTCCTGGAACAAAGCCACTGGTTGTTACTGGGTCTTCTTCAAGCCCCGTAGTTACATGTACTCTTGTCTCAGAGGCAGCAGAAATAGCTGTCGACAGAGTTACTTCAACAGACGGTACTGGAACTGTGCCAGAAATAAAATATAAAACAATTGACAATGCTTTGTATATTGTTTCTGCTTTCAATTTTGGTTCGTACTATAACCTAAGCACAACAGCAACAGCAACAACATACACAGGTCAAAGGTCCCTAACTAGTTCTGATGGCTTTGCTCTTGGGCTTGGAGACGGGGGAACAAAACTCTATGTAGACGGAGGGGGCAGCTTTCCCTTTAGTATTTTCCAGTATAACTTATCATCAGCTTATGTAATGACTTCAGCAGCTTCTGCCAGTAAGTCTTTTGTATACACAGGAACTGTTCCTGGAAGACTCGGAGGTATTAAGTTTAGTCCTGATGGATTGAACCTGTACATTAGAGAATTTTCTGGTAACTCTATCTTCTATCACCTAAATCTCTCTACCGCCTGGGACATATCAACAGCATCTTTTTCTGGAGACACCCTTGATAACACTGAATATGGTAGCACGGGGTATAGTTTTGATTTCTCAAAAGATGGACTGAGAATCTATGCAGCCGAAACGGTTCAAGGAGTTGCCAACATACACAACATCGTTATGTACACCCTTACTACTCCATGGGATATTTCAACAGGAACTTATACAAGTAGGTTTGAAACTCTAGGTAACAGTACTTATTCTGTTGCTCTTGGTGATGAGAATAATCTCTTGTACACTCTAAACGGAAACGACGACACTGTTACACAATGGTATTTTAATCCTTTCTTTCCAAATGATGTGACCAAGCTAAGGAAGTCAGGCCAGACCAGGTTTGCCGCAAGTTCTGGCTTTGATTTAATTGTACAACCAGACAGAGGAAGTCTATATTATAGAGATAATACTAATGGAGATATCTACACCTTAAACGTGGTGACAACTAACTCTGCTGAATTTATAAATTCACAGAACTTTATCTATGATAACGAGAGCGACTTCCCCAAATTCAAAGCTGCGATTGTTGGGCCTTCTCAAATAGTAGACATTGGACACAGTAATCTGACAGGCACCCTCAATACCAACACCTCTTACCTATCAGATACTTTACAAACTACCATTCCAACAAAGGCAGACTATAACTTTTTGAGAGTTGCTGACAACGGGTTTGCCTACTTGTTTGCACAGAATGCAGTCCACAAAATAGATGGTGGTATCACTGGCGGAAAAAATGGTCTTATAACTAAGAATGTTTTATTGTTTCCAGAATACTTTACCATCACAGACGCTGTAGATTATAGAGCTTCACTGTATATGGCGGTGCAGCAATATCCTCTGTCATCAGCCAACACAATCAACTCTACTTTTTCAGGTCAGTGCTCAATAATTATTTGGGACAGACAGTCAACCCAACTAGGTGGAGTAACTACGATTGAGATTCCAGGTGTAAAAGAAATCAAAAAGATTTATAAGTCACCTGACGGATTGATAAAGATAATTACAATCAGCGATAACGGTCTAACAGAAGTAAGAGCCTTCGGTTACAATGATAGTGGAGGAGTGACCTTCGCAGTTATAAAGACATTAGGAATCGGAGCATACCCTGCATTTCCAGATGGAGTAAGCATAGCAGGAGACAAAGCAACCTGGCTCGCTAACGATGGTAACATCTACTGTGAGAAAGGAGGAGCCGTTACTCAGTTGTTCTCAATTGAGGCACCAGGAGTTACAACCGACAGCCTTGTAAACAACATTAAGTCGGGTGCACTTATCTACGGTTCGGATGTCGAGGTCGCAAGCAATGGATATAGAACAAACAAGCAGGCCTTTACATTTTCTTACCAAGACAGTGGTGGTCTGGCTGTTAGAAAGATTTATCCATTCGACTTAACCAACGGTAGTAACACTGCCCAGTTATCAGGACAGGGAGATGTGTATTCAGGAGTTACTCTTATCCCAACAGGCTCAAGCATTAAAACTATCCGAATATACAACGCCCCTACACAGGGCACAGGAGACACTGTGGTGGCCACTGTTAAGGTTTACTTCAACCAGGGTACCTCAGCTACCTCTCCTGACGGAATGACAAAGAGTATCTCAATGGATGAAGCAAGAAGAGGCTACGTTGACTTCAAGATTAACAAGCAATACGTTCACGCTATTCAAATAGAAGTTGAGTGGGCGACAGCCATCCCCTTGGGGGAGAACACCTACCTACCCAGTGTAGCAATTATTAACAGTGACGATACAAGAACCTTATCAGCAGATAACGGATAACATATGAATCTATTAGACATATTCAAAGACGTAAACTCCTTCATTGGAGACAGCAGCAATGACAGGATTAGTGCAAGTGACCGCTATCTTGCTGCAACAGAGGCAACCGCTTGGCTACTAGAGGAGCTAGGCAACGAACACATGGTTGACAGAGTGGAGATTGAATACCTCCCTACTGTGACATGGTACAAGGTTGACAACCTTACCCCCTACTTACTTACCGCTGGTGAGTTGAGTTTCAAGGAGGACGAAACTAACACGGGTGACTTTACTAGAGTTGATTCAAGAGAGCTTTCTGGAATGAGTCAAGGGAGACTAGCCTTTGCAATTGAAAGATATGATGGTAGTTCTTACATGGGTATTAACATCCCAGAGAATTCAAGCTACCCTCATCGAGACCTGATTGAGTTCAACCTAACAGATGGACTTACATACACAGGAGTAAATGCAGAGAACATTGTAAAAGAAAGGGATGCTGTAAGCTTCGACATGACCGCAACAGGTCAAGGAGCAACAGGTCTTACGACAACTACAGAAGCTATTGACCTTACAGACTTCAGTGATGTAGGAGTTCTTATCCTAGAGGTAGAGATTCCAGACATCACAGATGTCAACTCAATCTCAATAAAGTTCGGTGCCGATGTATCGAGTAACTACTTCTTAGCCTCAGCAGCACAGGACGCTAACGGAAACTCTTTAGTAGAAGGAGTCAACACAGTAAAGATTAAGTGGTCAGACGTGTCAACAGTTGGTTCACCAGACGTTGCTAGCATTACAGCTTGGGGATTCTTCATTAACCATGAGACTGACAAGGCTTTGACTGACAAGTTTAAGCTGTCAGACTTACGGATTGCTAAACCAATCTACCTAAACTTTAAGTACATTTTCTATCGGGTAGGTCAAAATGCAGCGGGTGCTGACATCATTGAATTTACTGCCGACACTGACGTACCATTCTTTATTGAAAGATACCCACAGTACAAGTTTGCTGTAGCACACAAGGCTGCTGCAAGATTGTTCAAGGGTATGAGATTATTCCAAGAAGCTGGCACAGAAGAGAGGGATGCGAGAGAGGCCCTCGTTCGTTACCGAAAAAACTTTAAGGTAGAAAGAGACATGGGAAGCTCTGCCTTTAAGGTTGCAGGTATCAGCTTTAATAGAAGAAGAATTAGAAGAGGATAATAATAATTTATGGACCCAGAAAGAAAAGTTACAGCAGAAGGTAGGGCGGCAGCAGAGCGCATTCGTGCAGCAAGAGCAGCCAGAAACGCAGAGACATCAGGTTCTACCACTCCTGCTGCACCAACTGCACCAATAGTAGACAAAGCAGACCCTCTGATTTCAGCTCTGACTGACAGACTTGAAAGACAAGGGCGGGGCATCTCATCCTCATCTTCTTCTAACATACAGAATACAATCAATGAGTCTATCGCAGGATTGGAACGGGCAGGAGAGTCTACCTTCAACAGACTACAGTCAGAGAGGGGTAGAGAGATGGGCTTTGCTCAGGACAGGGCAGGTGCTAACTTTACCAGTGCTCTAGAAGGACGGTCAGGTTTCGCTACCCAAACAATAGCATTTAGAGAGCTTACTGAAACAACTGAAAAGTCTCTTCGAGACCTGGACGCAAGATTCCAAGAGTCCATTATGGCCAATGATGCTACAACCGCAACAGGAATAGCAGCGCTACGTCTTGAGAAACTTAAGTTTCAGCAACAAGAAGAACAAAGCTACTTCAGTAACTTAATTTCTATTGCTGGTCTTGAGGAACAAAGGGCTGGAAGAATGCAAAGTGCTGAACAGTTCCGTTCAGGTCAAGACCTGAGTGCTCAACAGTTCCGTTCTGGACAAGAGCAAGAGATGTTCATGTTTGATAAGAGAGTTAACAACGAGGAGCGAATGGCAATGGCAGATGTTGCGAGTAGATACGGTATTTCTCTAACAGAGACTGATACTTTAGAAACAGTAATTAGTAAAGCTGCTCCGTTCATTAACGACAAGCAAGTTCTTGAGCTTGAACAACTTAGTTCCAGCATTGCCGAGAACAAGGCTCAGACTCAGAGAGCACTAAGAGGGGACACTACTGTAGCAGACAAGGGTATGACCCAAGCTACAGCAGACTCCCTAGCTATGGCTTACATTAGTGGTATGCCAGAGGTAATCAACGGAATCAAGTCACCTGAGGACTCAGCTATGTTAATCAACTCTATCCAAAGAATAACAAGAGAGGGTAATGACGAGCTTCGTTCTCTTGCTGGACAAGCAACAAGTGCAGAGGAGTTTTCTAATTTAGCAAACAGTTCCGACATGTTGTTTACTCAAGGACAGGTGGATGCAGTATCTAACTCGTTCGTAGGTGATTGGGCAGATGCCCGAGCAGCAGCTAAGAAGGCAGAAAGAAGTAAGAAAATAAAGGATAGCGCTAGAGATAACCTTATCTTCGGAGGATTCTAATTAGAAGTTTAAATAAAACAAAATGGCAATAATTCCAAATAACAGCAGACAGGACGGTGGTCTTGGCTCAGGCCTAGGGGGGTTAGGAGGAGGCTCTAACCAAATAACATCTGAAGACCTCGTAAACATTGCCCGCCTTAGGGGTGGTGCAGTGGGGGAGGTGGCAGAAAACCTCTACAATCCGAAGACTTCTTTCTTTTCAACGATAAGTAGTTCGGGTCTCAATGCTCTGTCTAAAACAATTGATGTTCTACAGACAGGTTTGTATGGTGTGACTGGTGCTCTATCAGACGACTATACAATCCGTGAAGCTATTGCTAAAGGTGTTACTCCATCAGAAGCCTTCATGAAAAGACTTGACCCTGACGCTACACGTGGAGAAAAGACGGTTGACTTTGTAAAAAGATTTGCTTTAGACACACTGCTTGACCCACTAACCTACGTTACATTCGGTGCATCAACAGGTGCACTTGGTGTTACAAAAGGTTTGAAACTCACCATCGGTGCCAAGGCAGCGAAGGAAATGGGAAAGAGAACAGTTAAGCTTGCTGGTGACAATGAATCAGCCGTTGCTTTCCTGAGTAAGGAGGGAGAGGAGCTGGCCCAAAGATATGTTAAGGCACAGTCTGACGGACTAAGACACACCAATCTTATCAACGAGAGGGTAAGACGTGTGAACGAAGGCTACTCACCAGAAGAGGCCTTTCGACTGGCAAAGAAGAACGACGACGAGATGTCAGACTTCATGATTAGAGAGGCTCTTGACAAACCCCTTGACCCTCAGTGGGCAGCCAAGAGAATGAGCAAGCTACTTGAATACAAACCACACCTAGCAAAGACGTTGCTGGACAAGGGGGGTATCAAATTCTTTGGTATGTCAATGCTATCAAGTCAGAAAATAAGCACGGTGGCAGGGTTAATCCCTGGTAGTACACTGTTAGACAATGCAATGACCCCAATTAGAAACACGGTGCTTCCTTTGTTCAATAGAAATTATACTTCTTCTGGTAGACTTCCAGAGGAAATCATCAAGCTGGAGCAGAAGGTTCGTAACATGGCTGAAACGCAGAAGAACCAGATGATTAAGGCTCTACCAAGAATCTATAAGAAACTAAACATCACAGCTAATGAATCCAAATTTATTACCGCTGCTGTTGAAACTGGCATTATGCCTTTGGATGCTAAAGCCTCTGATGTTTGGAAGGCTGTCAACGGCATTATGCCTGACAGCGGTACGATTAGACCAGAGGTCTGGACAGGTGTAAGAGAAATTCAGGGTCAGCTAAAGAAGAACATGCGTATGCTGAGAGATTCAGGTGCTCCTGTATCTTCCTACATGAACTACTTCCCTCACTACCTTGTAAAGAACAAGGACATCAATGACCTAGCTTTTCTAGGCAAGGGAGGTAACAAGTACGTTGCCCGTGGAGAAAAGGAAGCAAGAGTGTTCTCTCTAATTGACGAAAAAACTGGAGACAGAATGAGTGTTGCCGTAGATAAGATGTCTTCAGCAGGCGATGAGATAACTGCACGCACAATCAAGGAAGGTGTTGAGTCAAGGAAGAAGTTCCGATACATCAGAGAGATTAAAGACTCAGCACAGATAAGAAAGATTGCCAATGAGAAGGAGGAGGCTCTTAAAAAAGAGATGGCCAAAATCTCAGCAGAAGCTGTGGCCCTAAGGGGTGCAGCGACAACCTCTATTGCTGCTCAAACCACAGACCAAATTGTAAAGAGGATGAAAGATGTCACGGGGATTGACAAAGCAGACAAAGAGGCTATTACTGAGGCTGTATCCAAGTACATCAAGGATACAGACATTGATAGTCTTGTTACCCAGAGAGTTAGAAACTTCTACAAAGATGGTATCAAGCTCAGGGGTGGAACAACTGTCAGCAACGACGAAGTTGAGGACATAATTGCTGCACTGTCTGCCCAAAAGGTCATGTCTAAACAGCAAGGCAAGCAAGTACTGTCTCAGGTTAACAAGGTTCTGAACGCAAAGCCAAGACTACCACACAAAGGTTTCGCCAAGATGACAGACAAGCAAGTTGTGGATGTCCAAGCAAAAGAATTGATTGATAGTCTTAAGAAAGAAATCAAGGACACCAGAGCTAACGTGGTCAAGGAAGGGATTGACGCTAAGAGTCTTGATGGTTTGCTAGAGCAGGTGGTTGCGAGAACAATGAAAAGTCCTGGAGCATTAAGAAGTGTCATTGACAGTATCATTAAGAACAAGCAACTCTCTACAGATTTGTTTGATGAACTTAACGATGTCCAGAATGCCTTGAAGATGGACCTACAAGACATTGACGGCATGGGTGGTCGCCTAATGGATGAGGTTTCAGGTAAGATTTACACCAAGGTAAGAGCCCTGATACCAGAAGCTAGAGATTTAGGATTTGAATTCTCTGATGACTCCCTTACTGTTGCCATGCTTGCATCTGACGATGCTATTAAAGTGTCTACTAGTAGGTACTTTATTAAAGAAGTTATGGAACAGTTCGGAGTATCTCCAGAGATGGCAAGAGAGGGTTACATTCCCATGTCAGACATAGGGATTAAGCTAAACAACGGTGACCTTTCTAACTACATGACTAACAAGCGGGGAGAAGAGCTTCTCTTTCACCCTGATATTGTCAAGCATGTACAAGAATTTACCCAACACCTGTCTAATGATGACAGTATTGGTAAAGTTATGGATGCCTACGACTCAGTACAGAACTACTTCAAGGCTTCTGTTACTGCTATATGGCCAGCCTTCCACGGAAGAAACGCATTGTCTAATGTGTTCCTAATGTATAACGATATCGGTCTTGAGGTACTCAACCCCGCTATGCACGCAGCATCTGCTAACATGATGAACCTAGAAAGGGTTACTTGGCAGCTAAAGGATGACGTTCTAAAGGGTAAGGCAACTTTTGCTGACATCACAGCACACAACATGAAGCAGGTTTTCACTGACAACAGTGGTTACAACTGGACATGGGGTGAGATGCGACACGCTATCATTGATAACGTGGTTGCTTTTAACCCAAGAACATTGGGTATGGTTGACCAGAAGGTATTCAATAAGAATGAGGTGGCTGAGTACACAGAAGAACTATTCGCTACTGGAGCTAAGAAAGTAAAACAAAGGTTAAGTAAAGTTAACCCGCTGTCTACTAGAAACATAGCCATCCAGGGAGGATTTAAGGTAGGTCAAAGTATCGAGGACTACTCACGTACCCTTGGTTTCCTTGCCAACCTTAAGAAGGTAGGTGACCCCATGCTTGCAGCTCAGAGAATGAAGTTGTCACTGTTTGATTACAACAACTTGTCAAAGTTTGAGCAAACATTCATGCGTCGAATTGTTCCTTTCTATACCTTTACAAGGAAGAACTTAGAACTACAGGCCAGAACACTGCTTACTAACCCATCAAGAATTGTACAGCAGGTGAGGGCAGTTCAGACTATGTCTGATGTGTTCGGAGCAGATTCACTCACAGAGGAGGAAAAGGAAAAGCTACCCGACTGGGTAAGGTCTGGGTATGACCTGGTAGTAGGCCGTGAAGGTTCTCACATGACCCTGCTGAAGACGCTGGGCTCTCCTCTTGAGGAAATTGTCAGCAGAACAGGGGCACAGGCTAACCTCGGGTCTATCTCTCCTCTTGTTACCAAGCCGTTCGAGCTAATGTCAGGGTACTCTTTCTTCTATGGAAAGCCTATCTCTGAGATTACTCAGGCGGATGCGTTCCAAAGAGCACCAGGTTGGATGAAAGACTACATCGGATTTACTGAGGTAAAATATACAGACAAGGAGGGAGTAGAGCAAGTGTACTTCACAGCTCTAAGACCAGAGAATATGTACAACCTCAACAGTATGCCCGCAGTTGGTAGATTCTTTTCAGAAGCTAATCGTATTGATAAGTCAGAAGGGGGGACAGCCAAAGCTCTTAACCTATTCTTAGGTATCGGTACTGTGGATGTAGACTTAGACAGAGAAGCTCAAAGGAAAGAAGAACAGATGCAGAAAGAACTGGAGAATATCCTAGACCAAGCAGGTCTGGGCTACACCTTCAGTAGATTCAGTCTTAACGACGAAGGCAAGGAACTTGCTCAGTAACTAGACATAATAAAAAGCCCCTCAATTAGAGGGGCTTTTTATGTACCTGATACGAAGTACCTGATTAGTATTTAAACGCCTTAGAAGGGCTTCTAGACCCCTTTAAAGGGCTATAGGGACTGGGACAGCTTAAGCACTGGCACTCCATCCTCTAGTACTGCGGTTAGTTCGTAACCATAGTCATCAAGGAGGTCCATTACTTTTAGCATTAGCTCCATCTCGTTCTCCTCCTGGAGGTCTAGCTTCTTCTGCTCATCTGGGTAGATGTTCTTTGTTTTTGACATAGGATTAAGATTATATTTTATATAGTAAGGTTTCCTGGCATTGTACCAAGCCACCTGAGGGTTAGGCAACACAGTACACATCTTCTGACCTCATGATAAGATACTCGATTTCGTTGTGGGTAATCTTTACGTGGGAATATTTACCGAAGAAGATTACATCTCCCTCTTTCATGTTGTCCACAGTATCCCCTACCGATACAACAAGACCAACTCCTGGTCTATCCTCGAACTGGCTACTCCTGCTGGTAACGCCAGTCTCTTTGATTTCTGTAGGTACAACCACAATCCATTCACCAATTGTTTTATGATTGTGAATCTCCAGCAGCTCCGACTTTTTCTCCAACTCCTTTATCTTCTGTTGTATCTGTTGATTGGTTAGCATCGTTAGTTTGATTATCTGATACAGGTTCCTCCTTAGTACTCACCAACCTTACGGCAGCGTACGTACCTTGGATACTTCTGTTCATGAATGGCTGTAAGGCCATCTCATTCTTAATAAGAATCTTTTCTATTTGCTCTGCTACTTTTTTTACTTTGCTGTCTTCTTTCATATAGATTAAATTAGTCTTCTTTTTTAGTAGTCTTGTTGCCTTTCTCGGATTTTTACTCTGTTCTTTTCCCTGTACTGCCTGTGATATTCCTTTCTAACCTCTGGGTCTTTATAGGGCATCAGGACTAATCTTTTTTCTCTACCCGATTGACAATAAAATATCCTGTTGTAAGGATGGCAATAGCAACACTGAACGCATTGATAACTGTGTACTTAAACACATCGAATGGCTCAACGACACCGTCATCTGCCAGGTTGGAGAATTCTTCGGTGCGTGCATTGTAACCTACCTCTGGTCCATACTTACTCTGGTCAAAGTCCAAGCCACAGTTCTCTGCAATCTGTTTGATTGATGCGAGACCGAACTCTTGTCCTGTATTAGACAGGTTTCTAGTTGACGCAAAGAGAGTTAGACCTCCGCCAGTGACAACACCAGACCTAAGGGCAGAACGAGTAGCGTTGATAGCATCTTCGTACCGATAGATAAGCTCCCTCATCTCTGGACCTGTTGGTGCACTAACCTCCAGCGTTACAGTACCCGCAGTCAGAGAGGCCAGTCTTCTGGATAGTTTAGTATCCTCTGGTGTCTCTTCCTTCTTAGCTCTAACGTCAGCAATCAGCATTGATAACTCTGGGTTTGCTTTCTGGTCAGATACAAAGATAGACTTGGCCCCCAATGAGTACACCCTTTCTGCCATCGTATAGTACGAAGCGTTAAGCTTACCCTTGAAGCTACCAATCTTCTCTGATACAACAGTAGCACCGAGGTAGGTAGCTAGGTCATAAATCTGAGTGAAGTCATTGTCAGGGGTAGTCATCTTAATCAATAGAATGTTCAAAGGAACATCCTTGTCCATGTGCTGGCTGATTAGATAGCCCTTTGATTCTCCCGCAAAGTCTCTTGCTACGATGATAAGGTCTCTGACACCGAACTCGTAGGCTCTCTCTAGTATTTCTCTACACTCCTCGATGTGATACAGTTTCTTGTCAGTAACGAACACATGAGGGTTGTTGAAGTCTGCCTTACCTTGACCCACGTTGCCCAGGATAGGGTCAACCATTGGCTCGTCTAGGTTATAGCCTGTGTCTTTGATGATGCGTGTCTTCTGAGACTTGCTCTCATTGATGAACACCATACCGTCGATACCCGCTGTGTCTGTGATGTCTACCACATTGGCAGCCAGCACCGCGTCACCACCTGATGAAATCATAGCGACATCTAGCAGGGTAGACTCAGTAAGCTCTCTCTTCAAAGGCTCGGCTTTTTCTAGGATTTTATCCTTGAGTTCAGTGAACTCCTTCTTTAGTTTCATGGGCTTAGTGCCTGACGCAATCATGTTAAGTCCCATGTGAACCAGCTTCTGCGTGAGTAGAATGGTGGATGATGTACCATCACCAGCCAATTGGTTGGTGGACAGTGAACCATACTTAACCATCTGGATGATTGTATCCTCTACCTCGTCCTCAGAGTCGATTAACTTTGCAATGTTAGCACCATCGTTAGTGATGAGGGACACGAGGTCTTTATCAAACATAACATTATTTCCTAGAGGTGTCAAGGTCTGGATGACAGGCTCTGCAATTCTGTCAACTGCTCTCCGTACAACTTCTGGGTCAAACTTCTTTATAATCTTTGTCATTATTTCATTCTGTTACCTGATAAAAACGATGCAAGTTTAGCCTTAAGTTGGTTTAACAACTCAGTAAGGGAGCGAATCTGGAACTCATCGGTAAAGTAATCGTCTGGTAGATTTCTGCCGTGACAGGTCTTGGTTGAGTATTTCCTATGAGGGTAAGTAGTAATACCAGGGTATGCCTTCTGAAGCTTACGGTGCAGGGTGTACCATGATTTCATTTGTGCACGTGTCGGCATAGTCAAGTCGAAGTTGCCTGAAAAACAAACTCCAATAGAACTTCTGTTCATACCACGTGTATGTGCACCCTCCTCACTGTTACTTCTTGTTTGTGTAACCTTACCATTCCTTTCAATCACGTATTGATATCCAACCCAGTAGCCTAACGTAGACCTGAAGCCAGGCCAGCGGGCTCGGTGCCAGATGTCGATATCTGCAACCTTGGCCTTGGATGAATCAGCAAGAGGGAAAGCGTCTGTACCTCCTGTGTGGTGAGTGATAATTACTTTAGGGACGTTGATAGCCGTCATAATTTTTAGTTAAAATATTAAGTTGTTTCTCTGTCTTGTCTGTTAAACTGTTGTAGTACTCTGTCATACCATCAATGTATGGTACGTCTAGCTTTATACTTAATCTCTTGTCAAGAATTATATTCTCTACAAACTTATTGCCAAATCTTTTTTGTAATGCCAGTGTGTACTCAGCCCCTGCACCGTTACGGAACAGGTTACATGTGGCACACTGATTAAAAACATTACGCAAGTCGTATCTTAGGAACCCACCGCAAGATGAGGAGGGTATGAAGTGACCGCCATGTTTGTTGGCACCCACTAACCCTTCAACTCCACAAGATATACACACGGGCCCATCCCGTATGTCCAACAAAACTTTGAGTGATTTCCAAAGCTTTGTCTTGGCTTTTGCTAGAGGAGTCTTAGACTTCTTTTTAATAGCAGTCTTTCTCATAGCTTATTTATTGTACCTTTTTATTTTTTCTAGAATCTCACTAGCTTGACGGTGGATTGAGTGATGGTCTCCTGCTATACCGTCGATGGTAAAGTCAGGCTCGAAAGATTCTTGTTCAGTCTCTGATGGGTGAGTACCACCTGAGGTTACGTCTGACTTATTTACTCGAACAACTACTCCACCCAAACCGATAACGGCAGCCAGCTCATTCTCAAATCGTACGTCGTCGGCTACGATGTCCCCTTCGACAGCGTCTGCTTTAGCAAACCATTTGTCGACCCAATAGTTGTCATTATCTTTTCTTCGCACATCAGTACCATAGTTCTGCATCAACCTCCGCATGACGGGTGGCTTCTCCTCGAACAGTCGGTCAACTGACATGCTGTATAAAATACTTAGCTCTTCTAGAGTCTCTACAAAGTTCTCTCGCATCTCTGCGATAAGTGAGTCCTTAAAGTTAACTCTAGTAAAGCCGTGTTCATTGTACAAGTAAGAAGCGAAGACGCTCTTGCCTGAACCCTTGAATCCAAATGCACCTACAACCATATTATTTTACAATTACTTTGGTACCTTTGATGAGTTCTCCTTGTGACCACTGGCCACAGGATGTATTCTTACACTGATACCTCTGATAAGAACGTGTCCTTGAGTGGGCTGTGCCACGCTTCATCGTGTCAGAACCACAGGCGGGACACTGGTGTGTAGTTCCATCGTACACGTTACGATTAGGATTACCTGTGTGCCACCCTCTAAGGGTGAGATGTACTTTCTTTGTTAGGGCAACATCTTGAATGTTGTACACCTCCATCTGCCTAAGGGCTGTAGCGTCCCCTGCCATACAATCAAACCACAGTTGCATACCTGTCGGTAGCTTGCGGTCATTGAACATAATCTTTGCTAGGTAGTCCAGTTTGTTTTGTGTAAACTTAAAGTATCTACGTGCCAGCTTGAGTGTGTCTACTGATTTGTATGGGGTGGGTGGTCTAAGCCCGTGTCTTAAGAAGAACATGTTGGACATCTTAATGTCAAACTTATCACTGTTGTGACCCACGATTACGTCAGCCTCATCGAACAACTTCCATAGTCGTCTAGTTAACTGCTTTTCCGTCTGGGTTCTTCGAGAGAACACTTGTATTGGTTCGTCATCGAACTGATATGCAAAGCATAAGAGTCGAGTGTCTTCTTTTACATCAAGAATATTTACTTGATATGTACCGAAACTGTAGCCCAAGATGGGTGTGGTCTCGATATCAAAATACAATGTTTTCATAATATATAAATTTTTCTAGTGGTCAGCCTAAGACACAGGTTGCTGGGAAGTAAAGACCCTTTGCGTTTTTATTTTAAAGTCGTGAGAACGTCCACGATTTCTACTACTTACCTGTACCTTAGGCCAACCACTAGGGTTAGCCCCCCTCTACTACCCTACTGAATAGAAACCTAATAGTCTGCTGTAATCTTTAGAGATAGTTCTCTCCGTCTTCTTACATGTCTTGAAATTAGTCTCACTAATTGTCAAGCTATCCTCCGACTCATGTGTCACCACTGCGTAGTGATGTACACCTGATGAGGGGTAGTAAAATACTGCCACCTCACCTGACTCAGACAGGTTATTAAGTATCGTCTTTGTTCTGGGTAGGTCTGTAAATGTTTGCTTAACATAAGCATAACAGTTACATAGAACAGAAATAGAGGGAGCGATAACCTCCTCTTTAACCTCTTCTATAATTGGTGTTTTGATTTGTATAGTAATCGTCTCTACCGATTCATAATTGTATTCGTATGTAGGAACCGTTGAGCCACCGTGTACGCTCAACATTGTTACCATTGTTACTAGTATTTCTACTATGTTATAAGATATAAGCTTTGGCTTAATGCCCACCACACTGATGCGTGATTACAAGCTATCCCGAGGGAAGCAGGAAAAGTACAAAACTTCTAGGCGACCCAATATCTAATGGGTAGGCACATCACTGAGGGTTTTAAGTTCTGTGATATGCTTTGTCAGTCTGCCAGGAGTCGAACCTGGGCTTCACCCGTCCAAGGGGCGTATGCTACCGTAACACTTCAAACTGCTTCGGAATTTTCAAGAGGGTTAACATGTATTCTCTCGATGGGACCTAGAAAACCTTTGTGAGGGAGGATGGAATTGAACCATCTTCTCCAGCTTATGAGGCTGGCGAGACACCATTTCTCTACTCCCTCATGCTGCCAACTTAATGGCTGTGGCTGTACATCACCACACACGCAGCCCTATGTTTCGCTTGTATCAGAGGCGTGGAACTCAGTAATCATTTGCTACCAAGCAGGTACATACGTACCATCTGCTAATGCGCATCTCCAAGGAATCGAACCTTGTCTTCTGGGTTTGGAATCCAGAGCACTACCATTTATACTTAAGATACATCACCACGATGCAAACGGGTTCTAGAATCCTCTCGTGGCCATGCGGAAGATGAGGGGCTTGAACCCCCAAAGCCTTACGGCTTACAGTTTTCAAGAATGAAATCATACTGTTGCAATAACCATTCTGCCAATCTTCCGTGGGGTGTGTTGCTATGTCTAGCGTTAGCTGTGTCCTTTCTATCTCGGACTGACGCTGTGGCATCCCGTATTGTAGTTTTCGTCAGAGTCCCGTAGGATACTCGTCTTTACTTTTTCAGCTATGACTTGGCTAACATACACACCTTGTACATCTAGTAGGAATCGAACCCACATCATAGGGATAGAAGCCCTGTGCACTGTCCTTTGTGCTATAGATGTAATAAAAGGGGAACGAGTGTGCTCCCCAGTTACAAGAGTTAAGTGAGTTTAGAGCCTAGGGCGCTAATCTGTGCACGGTCCACATTGAAACCGTGTCCGTCTTTTCTCTTGTGGTCTTCACAACAGTAGGGCTTTCCTAAGTGGTGAATGATTTCGGCTTTGGGTTTGAGGGCGTGGCACCAAGTACACCTGTAGTGTGCGTTGAAGGGCTTGTCCTTAACACTCATGGTAGCGCACTGGGTTGGGGGAAGATTGCTCTACCCACAAATCACGGCAGTCGTGAGAGCAGAACACATCGTGTACTGTCTCCGTGCTGGTTGTATATTCTCCTGGCACTCCCTCTGATTGAGGGAAAGGGCCAGAGTTGCACTGACCACAGGTTGTCCTTCCAAACAATTCATCGTCAGAAGGTGGTAGGTCGAGGGGGAGTTGTGTTGCCATAACACTTTCCTTTCAGGAATTGTCTCCAGAACATACGAACTGGCTTGGTAACAAGCCTGCGATTCTTGCGCTTGCGAAGTTGAGACTTCGTCACTTTGTACTTTGGTCTCACGGTCACCTCCAATGAACATCTGCTAAGGGATACTTAGCCCAGTTACTTTACTGGTAAGGGACCCCGATAAACCATCTACATATCGGTCTGTATGGTGTAGTCGAATCCCTTACCAACAAACTAATGTTGGATTTAATTGTCAAAGAACTATACTGAACTGATACTAGTATATCACACTTGCTAAGATTTGTCAAGTCTTACGACTCTAACTCTAATACTTCCATCTCTACTTTCTCCCACAACTCATCAGCATCTAGCTTGAATAGGTCTAGACCCTCGACTGTCCAGCCCTTGTTGATAAGGATGTGAGCATAGAAACTAAGTTGCTTCTGATACTCTAGCATCTTGGGCTTCTTAATCTCTGTGTTTGATTTATAGTCCTGCACTCGACACACCATCTTAGCTTCGTCCACGATAAACAATCTGTCAATCGTACCTGCCATACCATTAGCCACGTCAGTGACCACCACCTCTGACAGTGCAGTGTCTCCGAACTTATCGACAAAGTCTAGCACTAGACGCTTGAGGTATGGTTGTTTTGGCAGGGCATAGTTTTCATCTGACTCAGTCACCTCCATAATCTTCTTACCTTCTACGTGGTGTAGGTGGTACATCTCCAGGGCTTTGTGAACTGCGTTACCAAGGTCAAGGGAAGCTCCTCCCTTACGTGACCACATGTCTTCGATGTTCTCTTCTGATACACCCCACTTTGCGGAAGTCTTAGGTAGTATCATGTCCTTAGGGAACACAGGTGAGTGCATGGCTGCGTACTTAGAGCCTGACAATAGCACCTTACCACTGAGGTCAGTGTAGATATGCTTGTCTTCATTCCAGATTACCTCCTCATCTGTGAAGGAGGTAATCTTTACGCCACCCACTGCCTTGTCTTGCATAGGCTTGTCTCCGTACCTATTCCACAATGAGGCCAGAGTCTCCATAGCTACCCTCTCATCGTCTGATGATTCAATAGTAAACGTAGGACGGATGTTGCCGTACTGTCCACTTGGGATTGTTGCTTCTATTTTATAGTCCATGTTGTTTGTGGTTTTGTAGAACGAAATCGTTCAGCTCTGATATAATCTCTGCGTTCTGCATCTGGCAGAAAGGCATAGGCATTGCTGTGTCTAGTACCTCTGATAGAGACATGTCAGGTAAGCATTTCCATGCTGCCCGTAATGCCTCCAGTGTTCCGTCGATGTCTTGCTCATCGTACTCCTGGTAGTCTTCTTCTCTATCGTAATCCATCTTGAATTTGTTTCAGTCCTTCTAATACTTCGTCTTCATACACACGCTTGATGTTTCCAATCTCATTACGCTTGATGATTTCGTATGTGTAGGTACGCTCCTGCGAGCCTGTCTTCTCATCCTGTATCAACTCTTTGAAGTCTGTAACAGATAAGGTCTGGGCACTACCAAGTAGTTCCATGTCTACCTTCTTTGTCATCATCAACTTCATTGCGTGATGGGATGGAAGTTCGTCCACCTCTAGCAGTCCGAACAGACGTGACATTTTGATGAGACCCTCTGCCTCACTGACACTGAAACCAATCTCGGGTGATTTAACCATGTCAATAAATGTATCTGCGAACCCGTCATAATCTTTAGTCTCCTTAGAGTGTGCGAAGGCATCACCTAAGTCAAGGAGAAACCTGCGGTAGGCCTTGGCTAGTTCTTGTAGTTCTTGCATATTACCATTTAACTTTATCTGCCCAATAAGCTGCCGACATCTTTCCTTTCTTAATGTTCTTGGCATGTCGAGCCTTAAAACTTTTCTGCCTTGCTTTGTCTTTAGTCGTGGATGGACTGCTGCCAGCACCCTTGACACCTTGCTGCCCAAAGCGGATGAGTTTAATTTTCTCACCCACCTTAGCTAGGACAGCGTGACTCTTGTTTGCACCAGGAGTTTTCTTTGGTTTGTTATACCCACTAAATTTTTCTCCTCGGTAGTCTATCATCTTAGAAATCGTCAAGGTCTACCTCTTCATCATCTCCAAAGTCTCCTGCTCCTTCTTTGGGTGCTGGTGTTGGTGTACCCTTACGTACCATTACTTCAATACCTTCGGGTAGTTTGAAGTTGACAACTTCCTTGTCACTTCCATCACGTGCCTTAACTACTTTCTTAATGACAAGTAGGTTGACGACATCACCTTCATCCCAGCCATCTGTGACACCCGCAACAGAGATGCCATTTAACCAGCGGTCATCCTTGTCGAACTCAGTGCCGTTGATGTCTGTTAGTGTGTCTTCTAGTGGTGCAATGCCTAGACTCTCGAAGCTATAGGCTTTACCAGTCTTCTTACTGATTCCTTCTCGTAACTGTCTGTTTACTTTTGCGATAGTTATCCTCATATACTATTTGTTATTTAATTCTTTTATTTTAATGTAGATTTCTTTTCTTTTGTTTTTGATTTCCTCACCAAGCTTTTTACTTCCAGTAGAACGGTCTATTGTCTTCTCGAATTTAATAGCAAGCTCTGCTTGGTTCTTTTTTATCCTGAGGTGTGGCAGTATGTCAGAAATAAACCTCTGATATTTACACACAGCCCAGGTGTACGCCTGTGTGTGGTTGTCTTTATACTTATTCTTAGTATGTATATTCCCACCATACTTTTCTTTGAGGCTGTTCAGTATTTCTAAGTTTGTATTAGACACACTAACCAGTAAGGTGTACACTCCATTCCTACCTGGGGAAACGTTTACACATCCTTCTCCATCAAAGAAACCTGCTGCATACTCAGGACTAATCACGGATTGTAATTTTCATAATTAAATATATTTTTTAAGTTCTTGTAAAGCTTCTTGGAATGTAGCACCCAACCTCATAACAAAGTCTACGGTGTTACCTCCTGCACCACACCCAAAGCAGTGGAATCCTCCTGTTGGAAACAGGTTGCAACTCCCCGTCTTCTCTTGGTGGAATGGGCACACAATCTTAACCTTCTTGTTAAGGCGTGTGTCTCCCACCAGTAGGTGTATAGGTACTTCTCGGCATCGTTCTATTTGTAGGTCATCCATACTAATAGTCATCATCAGGGTCATACTCTTCTCCGATAACTCCTGTGTCTACGTTGATACGGAAGAATCCCTTAGTCATCTTACCCTTATTCTTTTGAATGTCAACCTCGATACCATCGAGTTCAGCGTTGGGGTATAGCATGGCACAAATCTCAGCGTCTTGTTCCAACGAGCTAGAGCCTTTAAGGTTCTTGATGGTTGGTCGTCCGCCAGATGATACTGCACCACGGTTGATGTGTGAGATAACGATAACGATAACCCCGTTCTCTTCTGCACAGTTCTTTAGTTCGTGCATCTTCTCAGAGATGAGGGCTTCTTTGTTGGCTGCTCCACGTATGAGGTAGTCCATGTGGTCAATGATAACTAGGCGAATGCCGAACAATCTCTTTGCTCGCACAATCGTCTGTTCTAGTTCATGCACCTTGGGCTTGGCCATAAAGATGGGCAGCTTGCTTAACTCTATTGCTGATGCACGCCATTCATCCTTAGAGGTGAATCGCATATCATCCTGTGTCTTCCCTAAAAGGATTTGAAGCAGTCGTCTACCTAGTGCGTAGACACCGCGCTCAATTGGGAGGAACAAAGTGGGTACACCCTGCTCAGCAAAATCCTTAATTATGTTAAGAGAGTGTGTAGACTTGCCCGCGTTAGTCTCTCCTGAAATAACCACAAGGTTATCACGCTCAAGCAACACATTGGGCAGCAGTCTAGTCTCTAGGTATACCATAGGGTCAGTCAAGATACTTTCAATGACTTCTCCTAGGCCAGAGAACTCTGACCTACCCATGTACTCTGTGTTAATGAAGTGCTCACGCACATCCTTAGCTTTGAAGTTGAGTATGTATTCATTAGCGTCCTTGATACCAGCAGGGTAGACTACGTTCTTACACTTGTCTACTCCTACACGGTCTGCTAATTCTTTAGCTGCTGATTTACCAGCATCATCATTATCATAAGCGATGTAAACTGTTCGTAGTTTGTCAAGGGTTTCAATCCAGGTACCGTATGAGTTAGCGCCAGAGCCAGGGGAAATGACATTCTTTATCCCTGCCTGCCACAAACTTATACAGTCAAACTCTCCCTCAGCAATTGCGATAGCACCTTTGGACAGTGCATACTCAAAAGCTTGGTCGTTGAACAGCCACTGCTCAGCGTTGGATTCGCTCGTGTATCGTACGTCCTTAGGGTTTAAGAAACGATACTTGATATTGATTAGTTCTCCTTCTTTGTAATGAGGAATAGACACTGCTTTCTTCTGGCCGTCATACCCTAAACGGAAGTGGTCTATTGTCTCCTCTGTAAAACCTCGCTCGATAGTAAGGTAGTCCCAAGCTGGGCTGCCACGCAGCTTGTTAATCATTTGTTCTACTCTAGCAGGGTCAGGCTTAGTGTACTCTACATTAAGCGTCTGCTGTAGTGATTGTATTTTTGTTTGTAAATCCATCGTGTATTAGAGAACAGGTACTAAGTATCCTGTTTAACTATTAAACCTCTTCAGTGGCCTTGTGTGCCCTCTGAAGGTGCAGTGTGTTGGTTATGTGTAAGTCCATGAACACACTACATAGATACTGGAAGTTCTTATTCTCCCCGTGGTACATAGGAATACCATAGTGCTCGCATCTAGCTGCATGTTCTTCTAGATTTACATTGGCAGAGTCAATGGTTCCATCGCTGCCGTACATGACATCCTCTACATCACCCAGGATAAACCACTTGTCCTTGTAATTGTTTTTATATAGTAGCATCTTGTTCTTCATTAGTCTCGTTGATAAATACTTTCAGTGTCCTTCCGCCATCTTGTATGTCAAACCACGCACCCTTCAGTTGGTCATTGGAGTACATCCTTCCCACACCACGTTCGATAACTTCTACTCTAGTAATCATATTAGAATTCTACTTGGTTACCAACATCCAGCACCTCAAGACCTAGACTCTCCCACATTCTGATAACCTTTGGTCGGTCATCAATGACGAGTGTGACGTTCATATCTTTTAGATACGTGTTATAGATTTGCTCCTTAACAATAGTATCGTCACGGCTGTCTCCACTTCTACGCATGAACATCATGAACGGTGAGGTAAGTGGTACATTCCAACGCAACCACTCTTCTGTTACTTTCTTATAATCTTCTGGTCGTGCGGTCACAAAGATAATTGTTTTACCCTCTGCTTCTAATTCCTTAAGCATAGTATACACGTCTTCACGCACACGGTCATCCTTCATCTCACTAAAGAATCCCTTCCAGTCCTTGGTCTCTCCTTGTACATAGTGTAGTCTATGATTGATGTCCGCAATCGTGCCATCAATATCACACACCACAACATCTCCCTCTACTTTATATCGACCATACTGCACAGCCATGTTGATGATAACGTCAGCACCAACACTCTTGTCTCGATGACTGTCTCTTAGTATACACGTTTCTACGTCGGTGTCAACCTCGTTGATTGAGAACTCAGCATTTAACTCTGCTGCAACTCCTCTCCACATCTCTTCATTCCTTGGGTTAAGGTTACAGTCATCAATAACAACTGTCTCCATCCCGTGACCTAGTAGATGCTTTACTAACATAATCTCTGCTGACACTACGTTCTTCTCGTTCTTACCTGAGTACACACCGTAGTTAAACATCTCTCGGATGAGGTCACGGTTAACTCGTGCTGCTAGCTTGAAGTCACACAGACCACTAGCTACTGTACTCTTGCCTGATGCTGGTAGTCCCTTCATCATTATCAATTGTTTGTTCATTGTAGATTCCTATTATCAATAATCCTATTACCATCAGCATTAGCCCGATAAAAACAGGGTAGTATACATACTTTAGATATGTGTCTAAGTCCATGTTAATTCAATTCCTAAATTCTTATATAAGTCTTCACAATTTTCTGACTCATCACACGCCTGTTGTAAGGGTTTATTCATGTGTATCTGCCACGCTTATAGTTCCTAGTAATATGTCTTTGTAAATCTGAATGGCTTTCTTGTGTGACAACCTTGATAGCTGTTTCAAATCTAACGCTGGTACTTTCTTTTGAATCTCCCAGATTTCCTCAGTCAGCATGTCATGGTAGACAGTGTTTGTTATCCGAGGTATATGCTTAAGGTCTAGCCGTTCTTCTGTAATGGGCTGTAACTTTTGCATCACCTTCTGAACCCTTGCTAATGTAATAAACTTATTGACCACCCACATCTCATGGTACGTGTCACTGTGCTTGTTGTTACCACCAAAGGTGATACCGTTATTCTCTCTGAAAGCTTGAGTTACAATCTTGGCATAAGTATTGTCACCAAACTTATCTATGTAATCTTCGTTCTTTAGTACGATACCCTCACCCTCCACACCAAGTGTTGACTTACCAACGAACTCCATTAGTTGTTCAGGAGTAGGGTTGGTAATCATGCCATGATAGGTAGGTGTTTTTATATCGAATCTCTTTGCTGTACTGATTACATTCTCCTTGGATAAACAAACCTCTTTCTCTTGTGTGCTAACAAAAGAAATGTCAAACAGATAGAACTGATTGAAGTTTGTTTCTGTGTAGTGAATGGTATGCTTGACAAGCCACTCACCGTACAGTCTAAGGTTGGGGTTCTCTGTCAATAGTTTTTTAATCCCCTCATGTCCTGCTACATACTCAAGGAAACCATTAAAGTAATTGTTCCCCTCTACTGGGTTCATCACATCACTACACAGTGTGTTGTTACGTGAGCCAATGGCAATCTTACCATCTTCTATCCAGATAGATGCGTTAGCACCGTCAATCTTTTCTTCTATGTGTACGTCACCAACAAGGATGCCGTCTGTTTCTTCCTTGCCTAGTCGATGAACTTTTGGGTATCGCTTAAACATACTAGAGAATAAATAGTACTACTGCAATCACAACGACCACTATCAGTACTACATCTGTTAAGTCTACTGGATTATTCATAGGTCTATTTTGTTTTTTTAATCTTTCGGTACTCTGCCACCTCCTCCTCAACAAACTCTACACCAAGGAACTTTTCTAAATCTTCTAACCTTTCCTTAATGTAGTTTGTATTATCTAGAAGAGTGTCAGTTCTATTCTCAAAAGCTTTGCTATTTGCTTCTTGTACTGAAAGCTTACCTTTCATGTTAGACAACCGAGCTTCGAACCCTTCAAACAAACCCTTAAGTTTCTTTGCTTCTAATGCTACCTTCTTATCTACGTGGGACTGTACCTCTGGACTAATATGACTAGCTTGTTTACTAAATATTTTCATAATTTTTAATTGCTGTTACGTAGGCTTCTCGTGTCTCTGTGTTAGAGATGCCTGGTGCACTGTTAATTTCTAGAACCATTACCTCTTTGTCTTCATTCATGATGATATCTACGGCACCAAAGTCTAGCCCTAGTGCAGTGATGGCACTGATAGCAAGCTCCTCGATACGTTCTAGTCGGTTAAGATTACCTGTTCGGTAAATCCAATTAGACGCTAGGTTGCGGACATCTACTTCTCCTCCCTCTGGTGTTACTACTTCTCCGTCCTCGTCTACCTTACGTGACTTCTTCTGGTACAAAATAATCTCACCACCGAATACATGCACACGGTACTCACCGTAGTTCTCGATACCCCTAGTGTACAATGGGGCAGCAGGTACTGATGGGTTAACGGCAAGCAACTCATCCATTACTTGACCTGATAGATACTCTTGTCCAATGAGGGCAAGCCTTCCCGCGATAGCGTCAAGCTCTGCTGAGTGTTCATCTGGTCTGACCACCTGAATACCAGCACCACTGTGCCCGTGAAGTTGATGTCGTACGAATACTACACCCCCCTCATCTACCCATTCCTGTGCTAAATCTGTGTCCACTGTGAATGGTACGGCTGGAACCTCCGCAAGTTGCAGAGCTTCAAAGGTGAACAGCTTGTTAGAAGCTATGGCTACAGCTTCTGGGTTGTTAAGCATACTAACACCTGAGAGTTGTTCTATTCGTGTTGAGTTACCCCAGTTGATTACAATGTTGTGCCAACGGTGGCGGTAACGCGACCCCTCCGTCTTGATAATCATTGCATTAAGTTCTTCTTTTAGAATCCTTGCAGATTCTGAGTACCCTTGGTAGGGATATATTTTATACGACATATAAGTTATTCGTTAAAGATAGCTAGACAAGCAACTGCGACGATTGCTATTAGTATAATTTCCATCAGCTATAGTATATCATACTCGACGGTTAAAGTCAAGCATTAAGTTAGGCTTATTTATAAGGCTGGTTTAGGACTGCTAAGTCCTCAGTTAAAGTCAGGATGACAGGGCTTGACAAATGTAACAAAGTATGATATACTGTATAAACTAAATAAGAAGCAAGAGTCTAAGACTCTAAGTCTCTAGGTTTCTATCTATACTTTAACCTTGTACTTAACCAGGATATCTCCAAATTCCACAGTGACCGCAGAGAAACAAGTCTCTCCACGTTCTACCTGCTTCCAGTCTGAGTCTGGACGATGATATCTTTCTCGTTCATTCTTCTCAAGATGTCTAACCTTGAGTGTCTCTGTAAGCATAGCTCTGTGCTCTGGTGAGCCGCGTCTAGCAGGGCTACCTTCTCCTCTCGACCTTTGCATCCTGTCCATCTCAGAAATCCTACTCTCCTCGCGTATTCTACGTAGGGTTTCTGACATGTTGACGGATGTCATGTCGACGGCTCTCATCTCACTGAACTCATTAGATTCTCGAACAACAAACGTACCTTCGTCGTCATTTAATCGTATGTCTTCTGGTGGCATAATTATTTATTATGGGTTAGTAATGTATCCTTGTAATCTTCTAGTTCAAGGCAGGTGTCTACCATTGCTTCAACCTCCTCTTGGTTAATGCCAAGCAGTGACATTGAATCTTCTAGTGCTGCCTTCTCCATCTCTAGTGTGCTTATCCTAGCATCACACACCTCCTCTGTTAAGAAGCCCCTGCTATACCCATCATCAGCAGAGTTAATCTTTGTCTGTAACTGTGCGTACTGAGTAGCTAGGTCTTCTAGTCTTATGCGTGCTTTCTTTAGGTCATCGGATTCCTCATCATCATCTACATTCACTGAGAAACCAAACGGTTTCTTTATCGCTGGTTGCATGTCAGTTCTGTTTCTCTGGTCATAGTGTGCAAACTTTCTTGGAATGTACTCCATGAATCCGTCTACCAACATGCTGTTGAAGGCGTTTACATTTACACCAGATGCAATAACTTCACTGTATGAGTACGCCCTGTGCTCAAGAGCAGCAAAGTTTCTTCGCATTGTTTCTCTCTCATAAGGTGTCATCACTGCATTAAGAGCAGGATTAACATACGGTGATATAGCTACTGGTCTTGACGCTTCGATAGGAAACTCCTGCTCATACAACTGGTGGTCACCAAACTCGTAGCTGAATATTTTCATCTCATCAATGTCTTCACCATGCTCTGACGCAATACCCATGTAGTTCTTACCCTTTACTGTAGTAAGGTCACGTCCTGCGTTCTTGCCATAGTAGATTGATACTACTTGATTAGTACCTTTGACTAGCCTGACTGCCCAGAAAGCTACAGGCCCGATACTAGGAACGTCATCTTGCTTACCGTCTAGGTGTCTAGCAATATCAATAGCTAGAGACTCTGAATCGTTGAACTTTAATCCCTTGCCCCCTACGTACTCACGTGTGCCATCATTGTACACAGCTTCATGCTCTTCGTAATGTTCTGTTGTATAGACGTAACCAAGCGACTCATGTGCTGTCTTACGTGCGTCTGCGTTACGGATGATTCCGTTGTGTGCCAGTCGATAGTCGAACTCAAGTTCCTCATGGCTAACATTCATTGGGTGTGTAGTACCCATGGTATTATCTGTTGAGGTTGGGAACCTATGATGGAACATAACCATTGGAGCCTTCTCTTTGTTGAGAAGTTTTTTTATCTCTAGCTCTGTCTTCGAGCGATGTTCTCCAACAACCATACCGTTCCTGTCTATAGCAATGAAGCCGTAGCCCTGCTTGCCACGAGCTGCTTGCTTCTCATATAGATTGAATACCTGCTGGCCTACAGGCTTGTTCTTCTTTGACCATAGTGCCACTAATCCACACATACTTATTTAATCTTTACGTTAGAGTAATACCCTAACAATCTTTTAACATAGTCACCTAACATGTCATCACCAAGGAAGTTAATGAACTCCTCAGGTGTGCCTGTCATCTTCTTTAACTCTTCTACTGTCGTGTCCTCCATCTTATCTACGATAGTCTGGTGTAGACGTAGCCACATTAGAATCTTAACAGGGTCAATTGTACCACCATGACTACGAATCTCTAGTGTACCATGCTTGTACCAGAAGGAATGTAAGTTAACATTCTGATACCGTGAGTTGTCGTAGTCCCTCGATGGCATTGCACCCTTGTACCACAGATTTTTCAACTCCTTCATGTCTTTACAGGCTTCGATAGCATCTAATGAATATGAACTTCCCAGCGGAATACAATACATGTTGCCGAAGCGTCTTGAGTTAGATACAATGTTCTCCATCACATCAGAGAACAAGGTGTAGAAGTAGAATGAATTTTGTAGCCACTTGAATCGGTCTGGTTTATCTAGGTAGTAGTAGACATAATTCATCCGTGGCTTACGTACTAGTGCAGCCTTGGAGTAGTAGATTATACCATCAATCTCTGTCGTTACCATGTTGCCGTCGTTGTAGCGTTGTCTATTCTGTATCAGAATCATGGCTGCGCCAGAACTCAGCTCAGAGCGTAGCTTTTTTGAGATAGCAATTACATTATTGGTTGTGTTGGGTGCTGTCTTGGATGACTTAAGCACACCCTCTCCAACCATACCATCAAGGTGTATGTGCATGGATGTCTTTGGATTGTCACAGTTAGCACCATGTTTTTTGAGCACTGAACATGCAGTAACAAGCGTGTTGATACCAGACTCTCCTTGTAGTATGTCTGACACCCATTCACCAGGATTATTTAACCCTCGAAGTGAACCGTCAAACTCTATCCGTAACTTCTTTTGTAGATGGTGTAGTTGAACTTCGCTAGATACATCGAACTCAATCTCGACACCAAACTTTCGGTTAGAACTCAGCATTGTTTTTTTTGTATTTCATGAAATCAATAAAACTCTCGATGCCAGTACCCCCAGTATCTAGTTTGTTTTGCCACCCTGCCATAACCTTTGTTGTTGTATTACAGAAGAACAGTGGCTTCTTCATGTTGAACCATTCTGTAAACCTAGGAAGACGTTCAACAGAAAGCCCGTTACCCTCAGCTCGATGGTCTATCAAGAACTGCTTAAGTATCTCGAAGTTTTCTCTAGCCAACACGATGTCATTGTTGTTTATAGCACGACGAATCTTTCTCATATCGAACCTAGCAATAAGTTCCTCTGACATACCAGACTTCTCGATTGATATAGCATTGCGCCCTAGTTGTGACACCAGTGACCACAGTGTGTAGCTTTGCAACCAGAAGTTACTTAGAACACGGTACTCCATACCGTATGACTTAACCCTATACTCTCCTGCACGTCCGTAAATCTTTCGTCTTCGTGCATTGTCTGGGTCGCGGTCAATCATAACACACGTGTTACCAACAACAATGTCCATCACCGCAACTAACCTAGACAGGTTCTCTTTTTGACTTCCCATAAGAGAGAAGTGAACATGACCACCTGCTGCTCGAAACCTCTCACGCATACCTGTTACAATTCTTGAACGAGATGAATAGATGTTCATTGTAGGGCTGCAACCAAATCTCTTCTCTTCCTTAGTTGCTCGTTTCCATTGCTTGTCGCTAACAACATGACCCATCTTAAAACTAATAGAATGACCTGATTTATCTGCTAAACTCTTAGCTTCGATTAAAGCCAAAGCAATCATAGACCCTGCTGATTGCCGACAGGAATCACTAGCTGGATTTAATTCTCCTTGGAAACCATCACGGATAACCCACTTAGGACTTCGTGACCAACCATCTCCCGTCTTCTCTGGTACTACATCTTTACTCGGAACCATCTCCTTTTTCTTAACAAAGAAGAACTCTGGGTCACTACCTAAAGATGACCGACCGTCTGATAAACTTAACTGATTGAACATAATAATTTTTTACTTATAACATGCACCCATACGTACCTCCGTTACTCGGACAGGATAGCGTTAATCTAATAGATTTTACACATGACTCATAGTATGCTGTCAGGACTATACTTGTATCGCCAACGGCTTCCGAGATTCTACCTGTTCAGGCTAGTGTTGTCTGCTACTCTGCCCTTGTATATCACTACAGAGGTATACAAAGGTGCACGTTACTCTACTTAATAAGACTTGATAATTTCTTTTACTTGTTTGCAGTAAGACTCTAATCGTTCTCCTGCATAGTATACCTTAGCGGTATACTTTTGTCCACCCTCTACAATGAACTCTTGTTCCCTCTCTACGTACCCTGCACCTAGCTCCATGTTTAGAACATTCATGTGCACATCGTCATCTACCTCATACAACTCTATGATATGTTCATCATCACCATCTATAATAGCGGGGTAGCTACCCATACTATACATGGTGGCTTTGATTGTTGACTTACCAAGTAGATTAGAACCACTAATCATTCCGTGGTTGTACCTATTGCTCATCAAGGAGCCGTACACTGCTATTGTTTTCATAACCAAATTTATTGTTTAACCCACACATTCATGGTTGCGTTTAATGCACCACGTAGTGTGCCCCTAACTTTTAATCTAATAATGTCATACCTATTCCTCGAATCAAACCCCTCTATTTCCCTGCCTGGAAAGAGGGACGTTAGATACTTTTTTCTTTCATTAGATAACATGTTGATTGGCGTTCTCTTTAATAGAGAAATTAAACGACACTGTTAAACTTTCTGCTGTTACCTTATGACCGCACACCCAGTTGATACCTAGTTCTGGGAACATTTGTGCTGCTGTTACAAAGGCGTTTACGATAGTTTTTTCTATCTCTTCCTCCTTAGAAACCTCAGCCTTAACCTGTAACTGCACGTTGTGCTCTACACCTATCTCCACATCATCGTACTTTTCGCGGTCAGCTTTCTCTACGTCTGCCCAATAACCTACAGAATCAAGTATAGTACAGCCACCTACAACCCTACTAACCTGCTCTGCTACAAACTTTATAGCTTCGTGACTAGAATCAAACTTCAAAGCTTGTTCTGGTACACTCCAAGAGCTTGCTACATCTAGGCTATACATAACCTGTCTTCGTGTGTGTGTTTTTAGCATATGCTCATCTTACACCACCTGCTAATAATAGTCAATCTTTTTTCCTACTACTTTGCTACTCTTCGCTTTGCTACTAGAGAGATAAACTTTTTACCCTCATTCTTATTGTAGTATCGTAGATACTTCTCGTCGTTGCCTTTCTTAGTTACTACAGCATACGTGTACTGGGCGTGTGACTGTCGAAACTCGTCACATAGTCCTTTAATAGTACTGCCCTCCATTGTGCCTGCTACAGTAGATGGGTCGTTTGTGAAGTGAAGAACATAAGTGTTCTGCTTACTTTGCCTTGCTTTACGCTCTGCTACGATACGTCCACCCAGTGCCAATGCTTTTTCTAGGTTCATAATAGTTTGGTATTACTTTTGTTTTGATAATGTGTATATTTATACACGTTACACGCTAGGATAGAACTTTTTATATGGTGTGTTACCTAAACTTTGCTGTAGGAGTTTACGGTACTCTTTATCAAGTGCTACCAACACGGTAGCTAGTGTCCCAGCGTGTAACGTGTAGATAACTATAGAATAGTTACCTATACGCTTTGTTATACTATTGCTTTTCTTACAAGTTTTTGCACGTATGTCCGATATATGATATAGACAGTTTTTCTGACATGCTACTAGATTGCAATACTTTACAATAGTTTGTTTTGTCTTTACCGATATGATACTTTGTAGTACCTGTAGCGTTGTACGCAATAGCAGCAGCAGCACTTGTAACGGTGCTATTGCCTAAACTACCCCATAATAAAGATGTTAACGTACCATGTAAGCATGGCCTTATAGTTTGGCTGTCTATTATTACAGTAGATATAATGTGTATCATATCAGTGTAGACTTTACGTGCTGTAGTTTGGTGCCCTCTATAATATAAGCCATATGCTGCTATATTATATACCGTGGTTCAGTTTCAACGTAACAGGCAAGTTTTACAAGGTGCCTAGCTTATATGTAAGATTATTCCCATTCTACAGTACCGCTTATTATTGTATCTTTACGTACACGGCGCGGATTATGGCGCTCAGTATTCTACCTGCTAGCAGCAACCCGTTGTGGGTTCATGGCGTAGCGTGATGGTATATCCCGTTGTGTTCTCCAGTACAAGTATCCCGCTTATTCTAGTTGCATACGCTATTGTATGATTCTATCGGGTGCAACGTGTTACCGTTGCGCATTGTATATGTATTTTTCTATTGTGCCAAACTTTTGTCTGACTTGTCCCTAGCTTATCATGTTTACGTTTAACTGTAAACTATGCAAAACTAGAAACGTGTGTTATAACTTTTATCGCGTTTTGATTCGCGGGTGCATTGTACATTGTACCGTACACCATAGCAGATGCAACGTATTGCATGTGCTAGGTGTAAACTACCTTTCTTCCTGTTCTATATCTACTCTATCACGTTTTGATAATTGTACAATAGACAAGTATCTAAATCTGTGTTATAAGTTGGTTTGCCTCTATTAACGCCTGTATACGTGCTTTTTTACGCGTTTCTGCAGCATTTTCTAACACAATCTCGTCTGCCCTATGCTCTACCCAAATGGTAGTGAGACACTTATAGTCACAGTCTACCATTGTAGACTTTACCGCGGTTGCATCTGTAACGCTTGTAAGCGATACAGTAGGCAACTTGTGGCCAAAGTTTTGTACTGCTATTACTGTTACCAGTACCGCCGTGATTATTACGTGTTTATGGTTCACAGTCCAGCTTGTTTTCATCGTTTCAATGTTCTGCTTTAAGTTCATACGCTAGGTTTATTTTGTAAGCCCGTTTGGTATTACTTCCACTGATAAACATACAGGAAACATCTGTAACGGTCAAGCGTGTAACATGGGCATAGTCCCCGTATTGCTATTGTAGCCTTATTATAAAGGCTCGTTATGACACAGAAATTCTAAATGTCAAGTTTTGGCGGTCATAAAAATACCCCATTGCTGGGGTATTTTATGTGCTAGGTGCTACGCCTGTAGCTGGTAAAACTGTGTCACGTATTCTGCTAGTGTGATGGTACCGTTTGCTAGTGACTTGTCTAATGCTGCCAGTAGGATTGCATAGAGTGTTGATTGGTTCATGTTTATGGTTGTTTAGATTGTGATAATTAGATAAGTGGTTCCAAGCGCTACTGTTACTGCTACGATTACTAGGTGTTCTATCATGTGTTATATGTTATCTGCTACACCCATAATCTACATTACGTACCCGTTACTGTACAGGGTACGATATGTATAACTATCTATAGCACGCTATAATCGGGGGACAGTCACTGCTAGCACACTGTAGACAGTAACACAGTCCACAGTACCACCCCCTGTAGTACATGGTAGCTAGTAGCCATTGTCATAAGTGTAATAAGTGCCATACGTGTGATGGGTGTGATAGGTGCCATAAGTGCCATACGTGTACACCACAACCTCCCCGCACTACATAAAAGAAAACATACAACGGGACAAACCTACTATTGTATCAGATACACAATCAGACTGCAACTTGACAAGCCAGATTTTCATTGCAGAGCCACAGTTTTTGCAGATGTCAAATCGGTTTGTTAGGTCAGGGGGGTATGGGGGTGTGCGTGTGCGTATTATATATATACACCCCTCAAATATTTTATGATAAATTCAGGATTTTAGTGTAACAGGGCAGATACATAAAAAGGAGATTGAGGTGTGGGCATACACATACCCCTGAGAGGCTCTGTGTTCAATCCTAAGCGTAGTAAGCAAACATCTGGACCTGTGGTACCAACCCTGTGAAATAGAGAGCTCAAAGCTGCAATCCGCCTGTGCAATTAGTAACCCCTTGACAAATGTGGGCAAGTATGATATAATGTCAAACATTATCCAATAAGTTCTAAGCAAGAATGAATGAGTACTACAAAACAAGTACCTAAGGTAAGAAGACCACAGGTCCCTATAGTTATACCGAATGCTGACGCATTGTCTCCTGATGAGCTAGCAACAGCTAAGGAGAACGAGAAGCAAAGAAGAAAGATGGCGAGAATCAGGGGGAACGAGAACCCAGGTGCTTTCAAGAAGGGTAAGCAGGAGTTAATGACCATGAGTACCAATGAGATGGTAGCTATGGCTAAGGACACACGTAACATCACTCTTCAAGCCCTACAGATGAAGATGCAGTCTTTAATTGACAACCCAGAGGAACTAGCCAAGGTAAACATAGCAACGCTTGCTACAGCCTTTGGTATTATGTTTGACAAGGGACAGTTGATGGATGGAATGGCTACACAGAACATTGCTATCCATAAACAGATAGATGTTAACATGACCGCCAAGGATGCACTAGCAGAGTTGGACATCATGAGACAAACTTACACGGAAGAGAACAAGTAGCCCTAGCTACAGAACAAATAATCAAATCATATGGAAGAGGAAGATAAAATAGATTTGGATGTAGATGCTTTCCCTGAGTTTGAGAGACGGAAGCAACTATACCTAGACTGGCTAGAAGAACCAGAACAGAAGGAACGGTTGCTAACCAGAGCAACAATAAACAAGACTGCACTAGAGAATCCTATAGCACAAGGGTTAATACACAGGTCTTGCAAGAACCCAGAGTCTCCTGCTGAAGGTTGTATCTTCTTTATCGAGAACTTCTGCTGGACTTTTGACCCACGTAGCAAGAACAAGTTTCTTCCTATTGTGTTGTTCGATTATCAGAAGGATGCAATCAGATACATCGTAGACCACATCGACAGAGGAATTAACTTCCTTATAGAAAAGAGTAGAGACATGGGAGTCTCGTGGCTTATCGTGTATGTGTTTGTATGGTACTGGTTGTTCCATGAAGGAATCAACCTACTGATAGGTTCGTACAAAGAGAAGCTGGTAGATGACGGAGTCAACCAAGATGCGTTGTTCGGAAAGATAGAGTTCACCCTTAAGAACATTCCTAAGTGGCTTATGCCTAGAGGGTTTACCTATCGTAAGCATAGACTAAAGCTTAAGGTAATCAACCCAGAGAACAACAACATCATATCAGGAGATACGATGAACCCTAACTTCGGACGAGGTGCGCGTAAGACTGCTATCTTCTACGATGAGTTAGGTTTCTGGGATACAGCCAGAGAGTCATGGGAGTCTGGTACACAGACAACCTCATGCCAGATAGCCAACAGCACACCTAACGGTAGAGACTGGTTCTGGAAACTCAGAGTGTCTGGTATGGATGTACTGTCTCTAATTTGGAAACTACATCCACTCAAAGACCAGAAGTGGTATGACTTTGAAAAGACCCGCAACACCGCAGAGAACATGGCCCAGGAGATTGACCTCAACTATGAGAAGTCTCTATCGGGCAAAGTGTATCCTGAGTGGGAACCTGAAATGGGAATCTTTGAATACAACGAAGCATACCCAATGTACGTAGGGGCAGACTGGGGTAAGGAGGATGGTACATCATTGATATGGACTCAGTTGATAGACAACAAGCTACGGGTGGTAGATGCGTTCTATAAGACTGGGGAGACCATTGACTTCTTTGTTCCGTTCCTCACTGGAGTTATTCCATCAGACGAATTTAGATACAACAAGAATGAAATAGAAAAGATAGAGGCCCACAGGAAGTGGAAGCGAGGTACTGTGTTTGGTGACCCAGCAGGGAGGTACACATCAGCAGTAACTAACAAGTCTATCTTCTCTATCCTACAAGAGAATGGTATCTACGTTAACTGGGATGACAAGTGGAAGGAGTTCCAGACAAGACGTACCGCTGTTAAGATGCGAGTACGCAAAGGAGTAGAGGTTAACAAGAACAAAGACACAGAGTACCTAAGCATGTGTATTGACCAAGCAGGATACGCTAAGGTGCGAAACAACGGTGAAGAGGAAGTCCGTAGTGCTAAACCAAAGCACGACTGGACATCCCACCATCGCTCAGCACTTGAGTATCTATGCTTAGGTATAGAGAATATTAAAGGACCACGAGCTGTGGTCGTGGATAAATTTGGAACCAATGGAAAAACATTCAACCCTTACATCCGTAGACGCAAGTAGAATTCCCTACCAGAAAGAGGGAAGCTATTATTTCAGAAGACTTGTAAAAGAATTATACACTCAGTCTAAATACTTTCGGGTAGTTAGAATCAGAGAAGGGTTCTTTAGAATCTTCTGGAAGGATGCGTACGTGCACGAGATGTACAAAGAGATGCCGTACCGAGGATACGTTTGGTATACTGACTCACCTTACAAGGAGTCTTTCAAGCTTATGCAAGAGTACGAACAAGACGGAGAGATACAGAGGAAGGTAAAGAACTTCGTTGAGGGATATGCCGAAGCGTCTAAAGCAATCATGCTTCGCATATATCAATTTAAAAACAACGACGAACACTACAGGCTGGCTAAGGATATGTATAAGCAAGTAGTCATTAAATAATAACAAGTAGTTATGCAGCCAAAGAAAGCCCCAATTAAAATCTACGATATACTCTTTCCTGACGGAGAAGTATTTACACCCTCTGACAGAGAGATGGAAGTAGTATCAAAGAACATGGAAGTGTTCAGACGTACACAGCAAGACAGAGACAGAAGCTTTGTTTACTTTGATGGAATGAACGTAACTGAAATGATTGAAGATTCAGTCCAGAGGTTTAACTCTAATCTATATCTGAGAGATGGTATGGAAGACTGGCAGTCAGGCTTTAATGATGGATTCATTAGAAGCAAGGTGTTGACAATTGTCGGTAAGCTAGTAGAGCAGCTACCTATTGCATCAGGAATCCCTAGGGGGGAGGAGGATACAATGCGGGCAAAGATTATCACTAACCTGTATCAGTACACAGAAGAACTAGATGACTATGAAAACTTTATGTCTATGTTTATTCTGGAACTCATTGTTAAAGGAACTGCCATTGGTGCGGAGGACATTGAGTACACTAAGAAAAAGATTAGAGAAGTAAAAGGTCACGGTGACAACATGACTGTGTCAGAAAAGACAATCAAGACTACAAGGTTCTACTCAGAGCTTGTGCCTCTTGAAGAATACTACCCAGCTAGTGTTGGTATTATGGGAACTGACAAGCAACCATTCTGTTTCAGAAGAAAGATTATGACCGCTGTTGAGTACCAACAGAAGTATGGACACTACAAGAAATCAGAACTAGTGACTGGACTATCCTCTTCTATCTCAGCAGGAGGAACTGTTCCTTACTACCTAGACTTTATTTCTTCAGACGTTGGACAAGGAAGCGTAGAAGTTCTCTGGTTCTATGACCACATGAACGATGAGTTTATTTTGACGGCCAATGGTATTTGGATTAACCCACTAGGAACAACCGAAGAGGTTTCTCCCCTACCGTGGAACCACAAAGAGTCTCCATTCTTTTCTGCTATCAACGAACCATACGGAGTATTCTTTTACGGAAAATCTACACCTAACAGGTTAAGTTCAATGTCTGATGTACTTAACGTACTACAGAACATGATGATGGACCAGTCTTTCTTATCAATCTTTACACCTATTCTTACCGCAGGGTTCGATGGGTTTGAGGATGACTACCTCCGACCAGGACGTAGAACATCAATTGATACAGGCGGACTAGCACTTAACAATGCTATTATGCCATTGCAGTTTCCAACACCTACAGGTTTCCACCAGTACATTCTTGAATACACAAGACGTATCATGGAAGAGGCATCAATGGATGGAGTGCAGAGTGGTACAGCAGGTGGCGGTGCAGACCGAACAACTGCCTTTGAAATTCAACAGGCAGCATCAGGTGTCGCAGCAATCCTTACTACCGTAGCACGTTACGTGAACAGTGCTATCAAGAGAAAGGCTAACCTACGTATTAAAAACATTCTACAGTTTGGCTTCCAGCCTAACGCTACAATGGTACCAGGAGTAATGGCAGACACAGATACAACAAAACCATTTGCTACGTTCTCATTCGCAGGAGCTAAACTAACAGACGGCAAGAGAGGAACAAGTGTTCTGGAGTTGTACAAGAACACTGATGACCTCCCTGAAAGAGAGGAGACAGAAGCTAGGTCAATGGTATCCTCAACTGAACGAGGTGAGACTGTTGAGGTCACAGCCATTTCTATTGACTACATTAGAGAAGGTGTCGACTACGATATCATTCTAGGACTTGACCCTAAGAGGGAACGCTCATCAATGGCAGAACAAGGAATGCTACTACAGCAAATCCAAACCTTTGCAGCCGTTGGAGGAGACAGAGTAAACTTAGATGAACCCCTTACTAAGCTTGCTGCTGCGATGGGATTAGACCCATCAAAGATTATTAACGAACAGCAACCTCAACCAGAGCAGGCAGGAGGCGGAGCTCAGGGGGGAGGAGTTGGTCCTCAAGCAATGGGAGCTGCAAACAGAGCCGTCGCCCAAGCAAGATAACATTTCTTTATGAAGACAAAAAAGAAAGGTAAGAAAAAGAAATTACAAAAGAAAACTAAATACTAAATGTATATGATAAACATAATTGAAAAAGCTTTAAACAAGCTGGGCTATTATAAGTCTGACATGCCTGAGGGTTCAAAAGCAAGTGAGGCGGACATACTAGAGATGTTTAACACATACGGACAAACGAAAGTGTTTAAGGACCTGCTTCATAATCTTTTAGATAGAGACAAGGACCTACACTTTCACGCAGCATCGGACGCTGACAGGGATAGAATACAAGGAGCGTACCAAAGAACAAACTATTTTATATCACTAATCAATAAATCAAATGACCGAAAGTAACGAGGAAGTAGTAAAAGATTTTATCGACCCATTTGATAATAATGAACCAGCGGGAGTGCCGCAGGTAGCAGTCATTGGAAGTACTTGCACAGCTTGTGAAGGATAGCTATGTCAGACATCTTTCAGAAGAGGCTAAATTTTAAGCCCTACGAATACCCAGCCCTATACGAATACACCGACGCTGTGCGACACTCATACTGGGTTCATTCGGAGTTTAACTTTACTGGAGATGTACAGAACTTTCATGTTGAAACAACACCTGCTGAAAGAAAAGCCTTAACCAAAACAATGCTCGCCATTGGACAGATTGAGGTGGCAGTGAAAAATTTTTGGGGGGAGATTCACATTCACTTACCCAAGCCAGAGATTGGCGCAGTAGGAGCAACCTTCGCAGAGAGTGAAGTGCGTCACGCAGATGCTTACGCTCACCTACTAGAGATACTAGGTCTCAACAAGGAGTTTGAAAAGCTACTAGATAACAAAGCCTTGGGGGACAGATACAAATATCTAACCAAGACTATTGAGTTATCAAAGACAGGAGATAAGAAAGACTTCACTAAGTCTCTCATCCTGTTCTCTTTACTGATAGAGCACGTATCACTGTTCTCTCAGTTCCTAATCATGATGAGCTTTAACAAGCACAGGAACTTGTTTAAGGGCATGAGTAACTCTGTGGAAGCAACAAGCAAGGAAGAAAACATTCATGGAATGTTCGGCATAGACCTTGTGAATATCATCAGAGAAGAAAACCCTACGTGGTTTGATGATGAGTTCAACGCAGAGATAAGAGAATTCTGTATGGAAGCATACAGGTCAGAAGTAGATGTGATTGATTGGATTTTTGAAGAAGGTGAATTAGATTTCCTTTCTAAAGAAACAGTCGTTGAGTTTATTAAGAACAGACTTAACTCTTCTATTAAAGCAGCAGGGTTTGATAAACTGTTTGACGTAGACGAAAAAATGCTAGAGGAAACCGATTGGTTTGACAATGAGGTCATCGCCACTAAGCACGTTGACTTCTTTGACAAGAGGTCAATCAACTATAACAAGCGGTCATCAAGTGTTACAAGTGATGACCTGTTTGACTAAATTATAGTTTTGCTATTGACAAGTATTTTAAATGTGTTATAATGCTTGACGTATCACTTCCCTCGGTGGTACAGCCCAACCTTTACGGGTAGGGTGATGGTTGCTACATACTAGTCCCCTAGTCCTAGTTTAGTTGCCATCACCTTGCCCGTAAGTAGAACTGATTGTTCACTATCGAAGTAAGCGTATGCTGTCTGTATATGACCTAGGAGGAAACTCCCTCACCATGTTGGGCTCGACCAACCTTGGGCATTGCCAAGTAAATAAGTGTATTAGAAATAAGGGGGTGAGAACTATAAACAAATGACAGAAGAGGAAATCAAAGCATTACAAGTTGCTAAAGAAGAAACCGAAGTTAAACTTGCGGAAGCACTAGAGGCTGCACGAGTAGCCACAGAGAACGCAACTAAATCTAAAGGTGACGTTGACAAAATTGTCGCAGAGCTTACAGAGGAACGTCGGAAAAAACAAGAAGCACTTGATAAGGCAAACTTAACAAACAGAGAACCAATGGATGTAAATGAAGTAATAGCTCAAGCGTTTAGAGAAAAAGAAGACCAGACACGTAAGGCAGACCTCGAATCAGTAATGGCCGAGTTCAAAGCATCTAAGCCTGAATTTCAGGCAGATGCTGCTGGTCTAGTCTATTCTAAATTTGAACAAGGACTAAAGCAATTTACTTTTGCGGATGTTACAAACAAGGAACAAATGAAAGCTAGACTTGAGAATGCTTATCGCTTCTTAAGTCCTACTCAAGAGGTGGGAGCAGACCCAGATTATTCTGGTAATGCACCTAGCTATTCTCCAGTAAGCTCAGCGGACCCAGCCCAGTCAATCAGCGAACGTAAGGTTCTTGAAGATACAGGCATGGACCCTGCTAAGTACAAAGCCCTTAAGGCTAAGTACGGTGAGGCTTTCTATAACCTTGGACTATAACAATTCTCTACTAACAGAAGAATTAAATGATTCAAAAAATCGGAACACTCGGTAATGCGGGAGGTCCCCTATTGGTTGACAGAATCCTAAGCAACAACGTCGTTATGGCGACTGCGGACTCAGTCAGAACAGTAGCAGGATTCCTTGCATTAGGAGTAACAGGCGCACGAGTGCTTGGACACGTTGAAGGTTTTGTTGGACGGGACGGACTCTCTCCAGTCAAAGATGGTTCATACCTCGGAAACGTAGGTAACCCCTTCACAGCGACAGCAAACAACACTACAGTAGCACAGGTTAGAGCCCGTGTTGATGTGGACACACGTTCAATTTATTCAGCAGAACTTGACGCAGCGGTAGGAACAACTACAGCAGCAGGTGGGTCAGGAGCAGCAGGTAAAAACTTTGACCTTGTAGATAAGGATACGCTTGACGAAAGTACATCAGTTGAAACAACTGCACAATATTACTCACACGGAATTGACCTAGACACACCTACAAATGTTGTTGTCAATATTCTAGAGTCAGAAGTATTTGGTTTCTAATCAATAACTTAACTAATAAAATTATATGATTGAAACACGAAGTAAATGGGGTGAACTCATCAAGGGTGTCGGTATCGAAATCCTAGAGATGATTGACCAAGGAACAGAACTATACTCACCAGGAATCTCTAGTCTCTTGAAGACTGAGTCATCTGATGTGGGTCAGAAAACTTTCTCAGGAAAAGTTTCTGAAAATAAAATCACACGAAAAGATGAAGGTGATTCAACTAAAGAACTTGACAGATTCCGAACCTACCTAACACAGGTAGACTACTCAGCCTACGGAGCAAAGATTGAAGTTACCCGTGAGAACATCATGGACCGTGACTTTAGTACACAGCTTGACGAAGCGAGTGACATCGGACGGGCATCTAACTTCTCGCAAGATGAAGCTGGTATCCAACTTTTCAACGGTGGTTTCACTACCCGAAAAGAAGATATCAAAGGTTACCGATACCAGTACTACGGAGATGGAGTACCTACATTTAGTACGGTTCACCCTACTGTAGTACCAGGTGGTTCTGCACAAAGTAACGCAAGTGGAAACGGAGTTGTCCTGTCTGAAGCAAGTCTTGAGACTGCACGACTATCTCTGAAGAAACAAATGACTGATGCAGGAGGTCCTCTTGTAATGGGCGGAATGGAATCACTTGTGCTTCCTCTAGCTCTAGAGAAGACTGGTCGTCAGTTGACAGAATCTGCACTAGTACCAGGGTCAAACAACAACGAGATTAACGTGTACCAAGGAAACATTGGTATGACTACATCTGTGTTGATGGATGGTCTACATGGTGGTTCAGATACAGCTTGGTTCCTTATCGTTCCAGGCGCAACAAAGTTTGTACATGACACACGAGAAGCGATGCAGCCATGGACAACTGTTGATGAGGATAAGAAAACATTGACTGTAGGTATCTACGGACGATGGACAAACTACACCAAAGACTGGAGACGAGCATACGGCTCTCTTGGTAACGGTGCTTCATACACTGCCTAACCAACAACCTTAGTTGTTACACCCAGGGGCTTCGGGCCCTTGGGATGTGACCATTAGGACACATTAAAATAATTGCAATTATAATATGAGCTATCTAAAAGTAAATAACCCCAGCGACAAGGATGTGGCCAACACCGTACTTGGTGAAGTATACAGTGTCAAGTCTGGAGGTTCAGAGAAGTGGCCAACAGAAGTAGCCCTACATCTTGTAGGTATCTACCCTTTCTTGACTACCGAAGATGTAAGAGAAGTGGAGGTTAAAGGAATTAAAGAAGATAAGAAAGAGGCTAAAGCTAAATAATTATGAATAATAATTATAGCAACCAGTCACCCTACGTTGCCTTTTCTGGGCAAGCGTTGACAAGTGACTATACTGATACTCAGTTTGAGTTTAGTTCAGCAGGCTTTCTAAAGCTATCGCTTGACATTGGTTATACAATGGGAGCAGCAGAAACAGCCAACAAAGTATTGTTCAAACTCGAACACTCTGCGGACGGAGGTGCTACATGGTACAGTCTAGTTATTGATGAAACAGGGGCAACATCAGTAATTACTCCACGTGTTTGGGAATACACAGGAACAGGAAATGTAAATGTTATCGTGGACATTGCATACAAGATGATGCGTCTATCAATGATAGAAACAGGAGTAGCGGCAAACGCGGGCTCAGTCTCAGTTACCGCACTACTGTCAGGATACTAGGTTAATAAATAAGAATACAAAATGAAGAACCCAACCATACTGAAAGGTGAGTTGAGTATTCTTTTTGCAGATAGGTCATTAGTCTTAACGGAATTACGTAAAGCAAGCACTGAACTCGAAGAAACAAAACAGAGTATCAATGAGCTTGAGATGAAACGTGAAGGAGTGATTGATGAAATTCTTGAAAAGATAGCACGACTTGATAAGTTAAAAGGTCGTGCTATTTTTGAAACAGCTAGTCTTAAGGAACTGTCACAGGACCTAAAGAATAGAGAGAATCAAAGTGAACTATTTAAAAAGAAGAATGCCCAGGAAGAAAAACTGTACCTTGGACGTATCAAAGATTTAAAGGAGCAGGAGGCAGAAGCACTGAAGGAGATTGGATACTTAAAGAGTTTGTTTGATAACAACTCTGAGGTGTTTAATAATCAGGAGTCGGTAAGAAGAAGTGAGATTATTGTGCTTGATAAAGCTATTGAGGACAAAAGCAAAGCACTTCAAAGCGTCCTTGACAATCTAGAAACCAGAGAAGAGAACGAAAAGAAAATAACAAAGGAGCGTCTTAAGAGGGAAGACAAGGTAAGGCTTAGGGAAAAGAATCTTGATTCACTAGAAGAGTCTATGAAAACAAGAGAGAAAGATTTAATAACAATGTCTAAAGATATGATGGTTGTGTATGGTAGGCTTAAAGAACTATATGCACAAACCAAACCAGGGGCTGATTTAGATAAGCTAATCCTTAAAGCAAAGTAACATGCCTCTTCCTTTTAACATAACAAACCCAGGTATTAGTATTGTAGGGCTACTAACATCTGTCGAACAAAACTTTATTACAGACCTGGTCAGTATTACATATGCAACAGGAGATATCCTTTATGTAAACGCAGCAGGAGACTTTGTAAACTTAGCCAGGGGAACTAACGACGAGGTTCTAACTCTTGTATCTGGTCTTCCTTCTTGGGAGGCAGCAGCAGGAGGTGGAAGTGGGGGTCACACTATAGAAGACGAAGGTACTCCGCTAACCCAGAGAACCAATCTAAACTTCGTCGGAGCTGGAGTAACTGTCACAGACGCTGGCGGAAAAACTGTCGTAACTATCCCAGGAGGCTCAGCTGGATCTGGTGATGTAGTCGGTCCAGCCTCAGCCGTAAACAATAACTTCGCCGCATTTGATACTACTACAGGTAAACTAATTAAAGACAGTGGCAGTAAAGCTAGTGACTTCGCAACCGCCGCACAGGGCGCACTAGCAGACTCAGCTCAACAGCCACCAAGCGAAGGTGCGTTTGTAAACGGTGATAAAACAAAACTTAATGGCATCGCTGCAGGTGCAGAAGTAAACGTACAAGCCAACTGGACTGCTACTAGTGG